ATTTTTAAAGGCAGAATACGAGGAGCAGTGGCTCATGGCTTCTACGGAGGACAGAGAGAAAGCCGCTTCTAGGTTCGTACCTAGGACGACATTCTATGCCTAATAAGTACAGTAGTGGCAAATTTGCGATTGCCGAATGTGACCGATGTGGTCAGCGGTATAAGTTAAAGGAGCTTAAAAAGTTAGTTGTTAAACAACAATTAAAGAATATTAAGGTGTGTCCTACCTGTTGGGATCCAGATCAACCGCAGTTGTCATTAGGTATGTATCCAGTTGATGACCCACAGGCTGTACGGGAACCACGCCCTGATGTAAGCTATACGGTATCTGGAACAAGTGGTTTGCAACTTAACGGATCTAACGACACTACCTTACAGGGTGTTGGTTATCCAGAGGGCGGTAGTAGAATATTTCAATGGGGATGGAACCCTGTTGGTGGCGCTAGAGATGACGGACTAACTCCTAATGATCTTGCCCCAAGCTGTTTGGTAGGAAGTGTAACGGTAACAACAACATAAGGAGTTGAAAATGTTTAAGAAAGACGCAGACGGAGTAGCCAAAAAAGGCAAGACTGAAGGCAAAAATTTAGGTGACTCAGGTCCTACTGTTCTTGGTATGAAAGCCAAACCCAAGATGGGCGGCAAAAGCCAGATGGACATGAAAAAAATGGGTCGTAATTTAGCCAAGGTTAAGAACCAAGGCATGATGCGGAAAAGTGCTGGAAGGGGTCGATAATGGCTAATTACTCTAAAAAAGTAATGGGTAAAGAGGTAGGAGACGCTAAAGTCTATGCCCCTCCCCATACTATGAAAGGCAAAACAATCTCTGCCAAAGGCTTGTCTTCCAAAGGCATGACTGGGTCTAAAGATATGTCAGAAATGAATATCTCCGTTGATGGCATTAGTAAGACTGACGGCAAAGGTATTAATAAATACGGCAAGATTGAGATGCGTGGTGCTGGTGCAGCAACCAAAGGCAGAATGTCTAGCGGGAAGATGGGATGAACTATACGCAGTTAACTTCTGCAATTAAAGGGTTTGCTGAAAACGATTTCCCAGCAACCGTAGGCTCATTTACGTCTGCCGAGCAGATTGCTAGGTTCGTCCAATTAGCGGAGCAACGCATATACAACTCCGTGCAGATGCCCGCTTTCCGTAAGAATGTTACGGGAAATACTACTAGTGGAAACAAGTACTTAGCAACACCAGTAGACTGGTTAGCAACATTTAGCCTTGCGGTAATTAACGCAGCCAATGAGTATCACTACCTTTTAAATAAAGACGTTAACTTTATCCGTGAGTCTTACCCAGACACGGACGCAGCTTTTTATGGTGAACCCCAGTATTACGCTATTTTTGACAACAACACCTTTATCTTAGGTCCTACCCCAGACGCCAATTACTCTGTAGAACTTCATTATTTCTACTACCCACAGTCGATTGTTACCGCAGGGACTTCTTGGCTTGGAGATAATTTTGATTCGGTATTGTTATATGGGGCGCTTTTAGAGGCAGCAAACTTTATGAAGACAGATGCTGACACCATGACCATGTATAAAGCTCGGTATGATGGTGCTATGGCAGAACTCAAACAGTTGGGCGATGCTAAAGATCGTCAAGATTCTTACAGAAGTGGACAAGTGAGGTATCCAGTTAAATGATTAGTGTACAAGGGCTAGGCGAGTCTAGCGGTATCCAAGTATTTACAAAAGACCACGGTGGCTTTACCCCAGAGGAAGTCGCTGAACGGGCATTAGATAAGATTATTCAGGTGGGGGATCAGTCTCATCCCTTGGTTCGGGAGCAAGCTATTGCTTTTAGGAATCATATTCGGGAAGTACTAGTCTTTTACATGAATGAAGCGGTAAAATTTGATCGTGTAACACTAGCTCACAAGCTACGGGAAGCTGGTCATCCTGAATTAATTAAACTTTTAGACGAATAGGAGTCCAAAATGGCTTTTACAGGCAACTTTATGTGTACCAGCTTCAAAGTACAGTTGATGACGGCAACTCATAACTTTACGAACGGTACTGGTAATACTTTTAAACTAGCAATGTATGACAATAGTGCGTCCTTTACGGCTGCAACTACGGCTTATACGGCAACCAACGAAGTAGCGGCTTCTGGCTCATACTCTGCTGGTGGCGGTGCTTTAACCAATGTAACCCCAACTTCTTCGGGTACTACAGCATTTACCGACTTTGCAGACTTGTCGTTTACTTCTGCGACCATTACAGCTTATGGCGCCATGATCTATAACGATTCCGCTGCTGGTGATCCTTCTGTATGTATTCTAGACTTTGGTGGTGCTAAGACCTCTACAAGTGGTACGTTTACCATCGTCTTCCCAACAGCAGACGCAAGTAACGCCATTATCCGTATAGCGTGATTACTAAGTGGCAACCTATTCTGGCTGGGGTAGTGGCGCTTGGAGTAGCGGACCTTGGGGCGAGGACTATACAGATGTAGAAGTTCCGCTAGGGGGATGGGGGTATGGCGGTTGGGGGCAAAACCCCTGGAGTGAGAATAGTGGTGGTGTAGTAGCAGCAGGACAGGTAGGTTCAGTCACTGTACAAACTACACAAGATGCGATAGTAAACGTAACAGGTGTTTCTGGTACGGGGCAGTTAGGTAGTGCAACGGTTACAGGCTCGGCAGTTGTAGATGTAATTGGAGTAAGCGCTACAGGGCAGATAGAAGGTGTAGCTGTCGATGCTGGATCGGATGTTGGTGTAACCAGTGTAAATGGAACAGGACAAGTAGGCTCAGTCTTAGTAGAAGGTGGGGCTAGTGTTTCGGTAACAGGCGTAGCAGGAACGGTATTTGTTGGTACGGTAGTTGTAAGTACTACCACAGATGTAAACGTAACTGGGTTGTCAGCAACAGGCAGTATCGGTAGCGTAACGGTTACAGGAACTGCGGTAGTAGATGTAGTAGGCGTTGTAGGAACGGTAGTACAGGGTTCAGTTTCTGTAGAAGCAGCAGCAAATGCTCCAGTTACGGGACTCCAAGCTACAGGAAGCGTTGGCAGTGTAACCGTACAAGAAGGTACGGATGTTGGCGTAACTGGGGTTTCTGGAACGACTGCGGTAGGAAGTGTAACAACTTCAGGTACTGCAAGTGTAGATTTAACAGGCGTAGAAGCAACGGCATCTACGGCTCAAGTAAACGTAATTACTGGTCAAAATATCAGTGTTACAGGGTTACAGGCAACAGGTAGTGTTGGAAGTGTCTTTGTATCTGTTGGTGCGGTAGTAAGCGTAACAGGAGTTCAGGCAGTAGGAGAGGTAGGAAGCGTATTAATTTGGCAGGTAATTGATGATAATCAGACACCAAATTGGGTAAATATAAATGACTCGCAAACAGGCACTTGGAATGATATTATTGACACACAATCGCCCAATTGGGTTGAAATAGCGGCATAAAGGATAAACTATGGCATCGACTTATTCACCACTAAAAATCGAGCTTATCGGTACGGGCGACCAGTCTGGTACTTGGGGTGCAACAACCAACACTAACTTAGGTACGGCTTTAGAAGAAGCCATCACAGGTTCTGCCGATGTGACCTTTTCAAGCGGTACTGTTACTTTAACCCTCACAGATACTAACGCCAGCCAAACAGCCCGTAATCTACGACTTAACCTAACAGGTACGTCTGGCGGGGCGCAAAACCTTATTGTCCCAGCAATTGAAAAACTATACCTAGTTAACAACGGCTGTGCGGATACTATCACCGTTAAGAACTCCACAGGTACAGGTACAGCAGTCCCTGCTGGTAAGACCATGTTTGTGTTCAATACTGGCTCAAACGTAGTCGATGCGGTTACTTATCTAACTTCTTTGGCAACCCCATCTGCAACCATTACTGGCGGTACGATTGCTGGAATCACCCAATTAGATGTGGCTGGAACCTCAGCCGCTGGAGCTAACCTTAAGCTCTATGAAGACACAGATAACGGCACAAACTTTGTGTCCCTAAAAGCTGCTGATACTATTGCTTCTAACGTAACCTTTACCTTGCCCGCAGCAGATGGCACTAACGGTCAAGCACTTATTACAAACGGTTCTGGAACCTTAAGTTTTGGTTCAGCAGGTATTTCAACAGGCAAAGCCATCGCTATGGCGATGATTTTCGGATATTAATGGAGCAATTAAATGGCAAATCCTAATATAGTCAATGTAACAGCAATTTACGGTAACACCACGTATGTTGCTCTATCCACCACTGGTGCAACTGTCTTACTATCAAATGCTGCGTCTAGCAATTTGGTATATAAGGTAAACAACATCGTGGTCTCTAACGTCAACGGCTCAACTGCTGCTAACGTAACGGTATCGGTAAACTCCGCTGCCGCTGGTGGTGGTACACCTTATGATCTGGCATATCAGATCTCTGTGCCTGCTGGTGCGTCCTTGATCGTTACCGACAAGTCAACTGCTTTTTATCTAATGGAGAATCAATCCGTAGTGATTACAGCGGGAACAGCTAACTATTTAGAAGCCGTTCTTTCCTACGAAAACATTAGCAGCTAAGAGGCTTAGATGTCTGATCGCTACAAAGGCGCCATACTTTCACCCACTGCAC